GCACCAGATGAAGTTCTGCGACAAGTGCGAGACAAAGCAGCCACCAGAGGGCGGCGTGCAGATGAGGCCTGGCCGCTGGTACTGCGCCCAATGCTGGCTCAGACGCAACCGCAAGGAAGAGAAACTGAAAGGCAAGCCATGAACTGCTGTGACGATTACGGCAATTGCCGACAGGGCCGTGATTGCCCGATACGCAAGCAATTGGAAAACGAAAAGCCAACCCCGGCTGATGGGCAGTTGGTATGGGCTGTGCTGGGATTCATTGTCCTGATGCTTGGGCTGTTGACATTGAGGAGTTGTTTGTGAGAGACACGATAGAACTATGCAAAACAGTTGGTTTTCCGTTGATGTCCTTTGAGGGCGTGACATACGTTTCACCCGAACTGGAGCGCCTTGTTGCCCTTGTTCGTGCTGATGAGCGTGAGGCGTGTGCTGCTTTGGCTGAAAAGCTGGAGTGGGCGGACAACAAAGGAGTGGCAAGCGCCATTCAAGCAAGGGGACAGGCATGAGAAAGCGCAGCAAGTACAAGCCCCGGCCAATGCTGGCCAACCCGGTGCAGTGGGTGCTTGGAGGCTTCCAGCCCATGCGTGAGAACGAACACATCACCAGCCTGCAGATCAAGAACCACGCAGCGCTGCTCGACATGGCGCAGGGCCGTGGCAACAGGGACAGCATTGACGTGCTGATCGCGTGCATGAACGTGGCCGAGGCGCTGTACCGGATCAACCCAGAGCTGGGCCTGCAGTATTGCGTTGAGATCCGTGCAGCCCAAGACGCCATCGTGGCCATGTCACGCCGTGGCATTGAGAAGGGCAAGTTCCTGTTCACCGGGCCAGAGCTGCAGGCCATGAACACGGGCATGGAGGTGCATGACGCCCAGCTGGACGCCTGCGTCATTGCCGAGCTGGAGAAGGCGCTCGACCTGGTGGCCAGAGAGATTCGCTACAAGAAAGTGAGGGTGATCGCATGACCGGCTTTGCATCGCCCTATTACGGCAAGCTGATGACCGCGCAACTGCCAAGCGAGGTCAAGCGCATTTGGTACACCCGCGACGATGAGCTGCCAGAGTTGCCACGCCACCGCTGGTCATTTGAGCTGCAGTCCGACATGGAGCAGGTCGAGCAGCGCGAGCTGGTCGTCAAGCTGCTGGAGACAATCTGCTTCACCGACCGTGAGGATCTGGTCGTGCAAATGCTTGTGATGGACGGAGCAACCTTAGAAGAAGCCGGGCAAGAGCTTGGCGTCACCAAGGAGCGCATCAGGCAGATCTACATGAAGGCCATGCGAAAGGCCAGAACCCGGCAAAAATCAGTCACCGGGGCCCAGCTGTGGCACATGGACTGCGAGGTGACAACCTGGCGGCACTACAGCTGGGAGCAACAACAAAACAGACGGAGAACAAACACATGAGCAAGCTCAAGACAGCAACCATTCCTGACCACCACAAGGTGCAGGCAAAAATCATCCTGAACGAAGCTATCGACGAGCAGCCAGACACCGTGATCGTGCTGTGCTTCTGGAAGGACAAGGGCCAGTTCAAGATCAAGAGCTCCACCGCATCCGACCGGCTCATGGTCATTGGTGCGCTGGAGGAAGCCAAGAGCAAATTCATCCTGGACGGCTACGCATGAGCCTCTCGCATCACCAGGTTTTCATGCTCAAGCACTTCGCCATGGGCTGGAAGTTCAAGCTGGACAACAAGGTCAACGGCAGCTGGACAACGTACTGGTCGCTGCGCCGCCGTGGCTTGGTTGACGCTGGCAGCGTGGTCACCGCGCTCGGTCGCAAAGTGCTGGCCAAACAGCTGCAGCTGCAGGCCAAGCGCGAGGCTGGAAAATGAAGCGACCATGGAAACCAGACAGACCAAAGCACACAGGGCCGCTGGAGCCCGACATGACCATCATCTTGATGGGACACGCACGCGAGCTGCTGACAACTTGGGAATTTACCAAGGACAAGCAGCTGGTGGACAGGCACCTGGCCACAATGGACAAGCGCCATGGCAAGGGAGCCGAGGAGCGCGTGCGGCAGTACATGCGACAGGTGGCCAAGCATGAGCGCTGTGCCTGACAACATCGTGCCATTTGCGCTGCCCAAGAAGCCGCGCATCAAGGAAAAGGACGCGCCGCCAGACCAGCGCAAGGTGGCCGTGCTGCCGATCAGGGCTGTGTTTGACAAGGAGCTGACCCACGGCGCTCTGACGGCGCTGGCGGCTCTGTGCGCGTACTGCAACCGGGCAGGCATCACATGGGTCAGCCAGACCAGGCTGGCCAGCGAGCTTGGCATCACCCAGCAAGCCGTGGCCAAGCAGTTCAGGCAGCTCAAGGACAGGGGTTACCTGCAGATCGTCAAGCAAGGGTTCAAGGGCCAAAGGACAGCCACCCTGCGCGTGATCTATGACCCATCAATCACAGCCGAGGATGCCATCACCATGGTGTCCAACAAAGAGGACGCCAGGCCACCGTACATGAAGGAGGAGCAAGCCAAACAGATGCAAGAACAATCAGACCCAGAAGGACAGCGGCGCATCGCACAGCTGATCGCCAAAGCACTCAAGAACCCCAACCCCAAACCGGAGAGAACCATGCCCAAATCAGGCGAAACCAGAGCAGTCAGAGAGGTCAAAGAAGCCATGGCCAAAGCCAAATCCAAGCGTCAACAGCCTGTGGATAAGTCGTCCATTCACAACCCCCAGGTTGTACAACTGAAAGACCAATCAGAACCCTCCATTCACAACCTGGAGGTTGTAGCTAATAACAACCTGGGAGTTGTGCTTAACACGGATATTGAACATAGAGAAGAGTATATAAAGAGTAAAGGTAAAGATAAGGTTTTTAATAAACTTAATGTTCTGCACAACCTTGAAGTTTCTGACTTCGACTTTCTGATTGACAGCAAGATGAAGCCCGACCAGATCGAAGATGCGCTGGCCACACTGCTGCCGCTGTTCTCAGCCGAGGGTCTGACGCCGACCAGCAAGGTGCTGACCGACAGCATCCTGCAACTGCACCGGGACACGCGATGAGCAAAGCCTCAGCAAGGCCTCTAATCGGGCCTACAAGCCACGATCACCACATAGGCAAGGCATGGGTAGCCACGCAATGCGTTAAGCGCTCCTGCGGCCTTGTGTCGTGTTTGTCCAGAACCCAAACGAACGTATGGGAATTGGACAAGACCCGGTGCCACCTCAACGCGCGCGTCAGCCTGCGCGGTATCGCCTGCGGGTGCGGCTGCGCGAGGACACCCCTTGCCCCCCCGGTCCGGCCTGGGTCGGTGGGGGCCTCCCCCAATTTTTCCCCAGCTTTTCCTAAAAAAGGTAAAGCCTGGACTTTTCCCCACTTTTTCCACAACTTTGTAAACTAGCCAAACGAAAGGATTTTTATGGCATACGAGATGAAGCCTGGTCAGGGTTCTGCTTTTAAGAACGACAAGAAGACTGAGGACTGGCACCCTGCCTACAAGGGTAAGGTGATGTTGCCTGATGGCTCGACGCATTGGTTGGACATCACGCCGAAGAAGACCAAGGCTGGAGACACATGGGTGGCGATCAAGATTGGCAACCAGATTGAGGCCGCTGCTGCCAAGCCATTGGATGCGCACAATGCGGCCAAGGCCAATGCGTTTGTGGCTGATGACGACTCGGATATTCCCTTCTGATGGCAACCCGTAAGCAGCCCACGCAGATCCCCAGCGTGGCTGGCTGGGGTGGGACGCGCTCAATTGAGCGGCGTCTGGAGAGATCGGCCACCCTGGCTGGCAACCGGGAGGCTGTGGCTTATGCGCTGCTGTGCATGGCCAACACGAAGATTACCGACATCATGTCCTGGGACGAGGACGGCAATGTGAGGGTCAAGCCCTCGCACCAGATCCCAGAGCATGCGCTGACGGCGATCAAGAACATCAAGGTCAAGTCTGACCGCGATGGCAACAGCACGTTGGAGATCGAGCTGTATGACAAGGTGGGGGTGCTGCGGATCTTGGCCAAGGCCAGTGGTCTGCTGGACAACCCTGAAGAGTCGGACAAGCCGAGCGTGATCGGGATCAACGTGAAAGCGCCGCCCCGGTCAAACGTGGGTGACATTGTGGATATGGACGGGAATGACACATGAGCAAGACCAAAGAGCAAAGCCAAAAGACCATCCCCTCCTCGGGCATCAACCTGGACTTCAGCACCAGCCCGGTGGTGTATGACTACTTCCAAAACAACGCCTTTGTGCAGGGTTTGATGGGGCCGGTGGGCAGCGGCAAGTCCTATGCGTGTGCATCCAAGATCTTTAAAAAGGCGGTGGAGCAAAAGCCCTCACCCATTGACGGCATCAAGTACAGCCGCTGGGCGATTGTGCGAAACAGCTACCCCATGCTGAAGACCACAACCATCAAGACCTGGCTGGATCTGTTCCCAGAGTCCACGTTTGGCCCGATGCTGTGGACGCCGCCGATCACGCACCACATCCGGCTGCCTGCCCGTGAGGGTGCGGCTGGCATTGACTGCGAGGTGATCTTCTTGGCCCTTGACCAGCCCAAAGACGTTCGCAAACTACTGTCGCTGGAGCTGACCGGGGCATGGGTTAACGAGGCGCGTGAGCTGCCAAAGGCAGTGATCGACGGACTGACCCACCGGGTTGGCCGCTACCCCACCAAGCGGGATGGCGGGGCCACATGGCACGGCATTCTGATGGACACCAACCCCATGGACGACGATCACTGGTGGCACAACATGGCCGAGAAGGAGAAGATGACCGGGCCGTATGCCTGGAAGTTCTGGAAGCAGCCCGGCGGTGTGGTGGTGGTGGACCCCGAGGAGCTGCCGGACAACCCCGAGGCCAACGACCACATCTTCTCGGCTAACAAGTGGTGGAAGATCAACCCGCATGCAGAGAACCTGTCCAACTTGCCGCCCGGCTACTACCCTCAGATGCTGCTGGGCAAGAACTTGGACTGGATTCGCTGCTATGCCGGGGGCGAGTACACCTATGTGCAAGAGGGCAGACCCGTCTGGCCAGAGTATCAGGACTCGGTCATGTCTGGCGACACGGTTGTTGACCCCACAGTGCCCATCCAGGTGGGGCTTGACTTCGGTTTGACCCCTGCGGCCACCATTGGCCAGCGTTTGCCCAATGGCCAGTGGGTGATTCACAAGGAAATCGTGACGTTTGACATGGGTCTGGAGCGTTTTGGCCTGCAGCTGCTGGCCGATCTGAACGCGCTGTACCCAAACCACCAGGTTTTGCTGTGGGGCGACCCGGCAGGCATGGCCAGAGATGCCATCTATGAGGTGACAAGCTTTGATTTCCTGCGGACACTGGGGCTGCGTGCCCAGCCGACAGCGTCAAACGACTTCAAAGTGCGACGAGAGGCCAGCGCCGCACCCATGCAGCGCTTGATTCAGGGCAAACCGGGGCTGATTGTGAACAGGGAATGCAAGCTCCTCCGCAAAGCCCTCGGCGGCGGCTACCATTTTAAGCGTGTGGCGGTCGGCGCGGGGCAAGAACGCTTCCGCGATGCGCCAAACAAGAACGAACACTCGCACATTGGCGACTCTTTTGGCTACCTGATGCTGGGCGGCGGGGAATACAACCGCATGACCCGCACGCAAACGCTGGGCGGCTCTGCCCCCAAGCAAACCACGGCCACAACCGACTTTGACGTTTTCTGATGCACCACCTGCTCAACCAAATGCCGCTGCCTGCCGGGGTGCTGTGGCTGCCGTTTGAGCCTGGCCACCTTGATGGCATTGACGACAGCGTGGCCGCCGATGTTGGCATGCGAGTGGTGGACCAATCAGGCCGTGGCCCAGCTTGCACCCTGACTGTTGACGGCCAGCCCCTGCTTTCTGTGGGCATCATGGACTGCCGAAACGGGGACGGCGAGGTGTGGGCTGTCATTGACCGAAATCGCCGCCACAAACACCCGTTGCTGGTGACCCGTGCTGTCAAAAAAGCAGTCAATATCGCTTGTATATCGATGGGTTTGTCGTCTGCACACATGTTCGTACAATGCGCCCGAATAGATGCTGTGCGCTGGGCGATGGCTCTTGGGTTTGCTGAGATCGGCAAGCTGACAATCTACAACCAGCCAGAGCAAGACCACTTTATTTTTTCAAGGAGTTTGTGATGGCCGCAGCTATCCCATTTATTGTCAAAGCGCTTCCCGCTGTGACTGCCGCCGCAGCGGTCAAATCCACCTACGATGCGTCAAAAGCCCGAGGTGAGGCCAAAGCAGCGCAAGCACAAAACGTGGCTCAAGCGCAACAGCAGGCTTCAATGATGGAAGCCCAGATGGCCGAGCAAACCAAGACGCAGCAAGAGGCTGCCGCAGCGTCCAAGGCCAGACTTGAGCTTGAGCAAGCCAAATACGGCGAAGAAAAAGCCGCCGCCGACAAGCAGGCATCGGACCTGGCTGCGCGTGTTGAGCAAGAGCGCCGCGAGTCTGGCCAGCGCATGTCGGCATCCATTCGTGCGCGAACCCGTGGCGGTCGCCGCGCTTTGCTATCTGAAGCCCGTTTGACGCCAGAGGTTGGCGTGCTGGGTGGCAGCAGCACTTTAGGTGGGATGTGATCATGGACGCCGCGCAAAAGAAAGTCGGCAAGGTCATGGGCGAGTACAAGGCCGGAACCCTGCACTCTGGCAAGGGCGGCAAGGTCGTCAAAAGCCGCGAGCAAGCCGTGGCCATTGCCATGTCTGAGGCCGAGCGTGTGCGCAAGCGCCGCAAGGGTGGGTTGATGTCTGACGCAAAAATGAAAGACTGACATGAAAGAAGTCTGGGATAAACCAAGGCCCAAAGATGTTGGCAAGCCAAAAGAGCTGACCTCTGCGGAAAAAGCAAACGCTATGCGCAGGGCCAAGAAAGCTGGCAGACCCTATCCCAACCTGGTGGACAACATGATCGCCGCAAGGGATAAGAAGTGAGCAAGTACAAAGACCCCGACGGCGGCTTGACCGAAGCCGGTCGGCGCAAGTTTGAGCGCTCTGGTGAGAGCAAGAACTTGCAGCCTGGCGTCAAGGAAAGCTCACCGACTGGAGAGCGTGCCCGTCGAAAGGGATCTTTTTTAACTCGCTTTTACACCAACCCAAGTGGGCCATTGGTGGACAAAGACGGTGAGCCGACCCGGCTGGCCAAAGCAGCAAATGCTTGGGGCGAGCCAGTCCCGCGCACGGCTGGGGCTGCAGCGCGTTTGGCCGCCAAGGGTCGAAATCTATTGGAAAAGTACAAGCTGCAGAAGGACTGACAAATGCAATACTCAAAAGATGCGCCAGGCGGCATGCGCTTGGCACCAGACGAAATTATCAAGCGACAAGCTGCAGCTCAGACCAAAAAGGATGAGTTCCAGCAGCTGTATCAGGACGCATACGAATTTGCCCTGCCCCAGCGCCAGCTGTATGGCGTTTGGGAGGGCGGCGCCACTGGCAGCAAGAAGATGCAGCGGGTCTTTGACTCCACCGCGATCAACAGCACCCAGCGCTTTGCAAACCGACTGCAGTCTGCTGTGTTCCCGCCCCAGCAAAAGTGGTGCAGGCTTGAGTCTGGCAGCCTGATCCCAATGGATCGAAAGCAGGCCGCACAGGCCGCGCTTGATGTTTACAGCGAGAAGATGTTTGCTGTTCTCAAGCAGTCCAACTTTGACATCGCCATTGGCGAGTTCTTGCTGGACATGGCCGTCGGCACAGCCTGCATGATGGTGCAGCCTGGCGACGATGTGACGCCAATCAACTTTATCCCCGTGCCGCTGTTCTTGGTGAGCTACGAGGAAGGCGCAAACGGCCAGGTGGACAATGTTTACCGCCGCATGCGCATGAAGGCCGAAAGCATCTCACGCCAGTGGCCAGACGCACAGATCCCCGATGCGCTCAAGCGCCTGATTGCTGACAAGCCGACAGAAGACGTTGAGCTGCTGGAGGCTGTCATTCACGACCACAAGCGTGGCGATTATTGCTACCACGTTATCTGGAAGACAGGCAAAGAAGAGCTGGTTTATCGCCGCCGCAAGAGCAGCCCATGGGTGATCTCACGCTACATGAAGGTGGCCGGCGAGATCTATGGCCGTGGTCCGCTGATGACGGCCCTGCCCGACATCAAGACGCTGAACAAGACCAAAGAGCTGTTGCTCAAAAACGCATCACTGGCCGTGGCTGGGGTGTACACCGCTGCCGACGATGGCGTGCTGAACCCCAACACGGTCAAGATCGTGCCTGGTGGCATCATCCCCGTAGCACGCAACGGTGGCCCACAGGGTCCAAGCCTGCAGTCTCTGCCGCGCTCGGGGGACTTCAACGTCAGCCAGCTGGTCATCAACGATCTGGTGCAGAACATCAAGCGCATTTTGCTGGACGAGTCTTTGCCGCCAGACAACATGAGCGCACGCTCGGCCACCGAGATCGTGGAGCGCATGAAAGAGCTGGCCCAAAACTTGGGTTCTGCCTTCGGTCGCTTGATCAATGAAACCATGATCCCGCTGGTGGCCAAGATCCTGGAGGTCATGGATGAGAAGGGCTTGATTGACTTGCCGCTGCGCGTCAACGGCCTTGAGGTCAAAGTCACGCCTGTGTCCCCACTGGCTCAAGCCCAGAGCATGGAAGAGGTCAACGCCATCATCCAGTTTACACAGCTCATGCAGTCTGGCCAGTTTGGCCAAGACGGCGCTTTGGCCATCAAGACAGATGCGGCGGTGGATTACATCGCCGACAAGATGGGTGTGCCAGCCGCTGTGCGCAACGACACGACCGAGCGTGCTGTTTTGATGGAAGAGATGCAGGCCAGGCAAGAGGCCGCGATGGCCGCGCAAGTGAGTGCGCAGGCCACAATTGCCGCAGCGCAAGGCAGTGACGATCAGCAACTCTTGGAGGCTATCAATGCGGGATGATGTAGCACGCGCAGCGGCTTTGCGTGCGTTAGAAATCGCACGCGAAGCAAAAGCTATGAAGTCCGAAAAGGGCGACAAGGGCGATCCTGGTGAAATCAAGGTGATACACATCCCCGTGCCAGGTGAGCAAGGGCCAAAGGGTTCATTTGGCCCAAGAGGCGCTCAAGGCGAGCGCGGAGATCCTGGCTTACAGGGTCCAGAGGGTAGACAAGGCCCAGTTGGTCCTGCTGGCAAAGATGGACTTGATGGCTCTGTTGGCCCCAAGGGTGAGCGCGGGTTAAAAGGCGACAAGGGCGACAAAGGCGACAAAGGCGAAAAGGGAGACACCGGCGATCTTGGCCCAATGCCAAAATTTGAGCGCAAGGGCTTGATGTTTCGCTTTGAAAAGTCGCCTGGCGTATGGGGCGATTGGATTGTTGTTCCTACTGGTGGCGGTGGTGGCGGTGGCCGCGATGACAAGCTGACGGACCGTCAAAAGCAACTGGTCGAAATTGCGGAGCTAATCAAGTCCAAAGAAGCCAATGGCGGCAAAGTAATTGGCAGCGATGGCACCAACTTAATTTGGACTGAAGGTGGTGGTGGCGGTGGCTCTGTCACTGATGTTACAGGGACATTACCTGTAGTTTCTAGCGGCGGGGCTACACCTGCCATTAGTTTGGCGTCAGGATACGGGGATACACAAAACCCATACGCCAGCAAAACAGCCAACTTTGTTTTGGCAGCACCGAACGGTTCGTCAGGTGTTCCAACATTCCGCGCCGTAGTTGCTGCGGATATTCCTACACTTAATCAAAACACCACGGGCACAGCGGCAAACGTCACGGGTGTTGTGGCTGTTGCCAACGGTGGTACAGGGACTGCAACCCCGTCTTTGGTGGCTGGCACGAACATTACAATCTCTGGGACTTTCCCGAACCAAACCATTAACTCTACTGGTGGTGGTGGCTCGCTAATTGTGCAAGACGAAGGCTCCACGCTCACAAGCGCAGCGACTTCTCTGAACTTCACAGGTGCTGGAGTCACAGCCACAAACACAGGCGGCGCTGTTACAGTTGCTGTTACTGGCGGTGGTGGTGGTGACTCATCACCTATTCCCAAATTACAATCTTGGTCAATCGGAGCAATGTAAATGGCACAGAACACAAACCCTATTTTTCCGCTAATCCCTGTTAACTCTTGGGTAAGCGGAACAGCCGCAACTGCGGGTACTCCCGGCTTGTCAGCCAAC